TAACGATATTATCTTAACGATAAATATGTATAACGAATAGGAGAAGAGCTATCCCTCGCTTATCATTATATAAACCAGAACGTGGCAACGATTATTATTTCTTAGACAAACAAATCCAGGAAATGTTTACTATCGGCGGCACCGACCTTAATATTCACAAATTCTTAGGTGCAGAAAACCCTGCGGTAGGGGAAGGCACTGCTGATCAACCTACTTATGATGCTGTTAAAGAAACTAATATACAAGACTTATTATTTCTTGAAAACAGAGACAGAAAGTATGATCCTGACATTTATAGTATGCGTGGCATTTACAATGTTCAAGATATCGACTTTGACTTATCGCAATTTGGACTTTTTCTAAGCAACGATACACTAATGCTAACCATACACATTAATAGTAGTGTTAAAACACTTGGTAGAAAAATAATGAGCGGTGATGTAATTGAATTGCCGCACTTAAAAGACGAACATGCTCTTAATGATCATAGTGTTGCACTTAAACGGTTTTACGTTGTAGAAGATGTTAACCGAGCAGCAGAAGGATTTAGCCATACTTGGTATCCACACTTATATCGTTTAAAACTAAAGCAGATATACGATGGTCAAGAATACGCAGAAATAATGGATCTTCCTATGGAAGAAGGCTCTGCTAATACGCTTAGAGATTTATTATCAACTTACGAAAAAGAAATGCAAATTTCTGATGCAGTAGTTGCACAAGCAGCAGTAGATGCTCCTAAGAGTGGGTTTGACACAAACCATTATTACTCTATTGCTACTAATGAAGACGGTAGTGTTGCATTACAAACAGCAGATGATGCTGATATAGATGCAAGTAATTTAATGGGTGCAGACGCAGTTAGTGCTAAACCTAATAGAGAAGGTTATTCAGGATACTTAGTAGGAACAGGCTCCGAAGCTCCAAACGGTGCACCATTTGGGTTTGGCATACAATTTCCAACTAATAACGAAGACGGCGACTACTTTTTACGTTCAGACTTTTTGCCAAATAGAATGTTTCGATATGACGGCGCACGTTGGGTTAAAGTTACTGACGATATTAGAATGACACTAAGTAATACACTTCAACGAGCAACACAGAAATCGTCGTTTATTAATAACACTAATACTAATACTATAGACGGGGTATCTGTGCCTGAGCGACAAAGCTTGTCCAAAGCACTTAAACCTAAGGCGGATAATTCATAATGCAACATTTTTACGATGGTCAAGTAAGACGGTACCTTACACAAATGATGCGAGTACTTGCAAACTTTCCTGTACAAGACGGAAAAGGCGGGCAAAAAGAAGTGCCTGTTACTTACGGTGATTTATCTCGTCAAGTAGCAAACATCATTAGAGAGAATAGCGAGAACAAGCTACCTAGTGCGCCACGTATTGCTGTTTATTTAACAGGATTAGAGTTAGATAAAGATCGTCTAACAGACGCAACATATACACGCAAAACAAATATTAGAGAACGTGAGTACGACACTGTAAATAAAGAATATTTAAATACTCAAGGTAAAAACTATACAGTCGAGCGTTTAATTCCTACTCCTTATATGATGCGATTAAATGCAGATATTTGGACAACAAATACAGATCAAAAATTACAGTTATTAGAACAAATACTTGTATTATTTAATCCTAGTCTAGAAATGCAAACTACAGATAATTTTATTGACTGGACTAGTATTAGTGTTATTAATTTAGAAAATGTAACTTGGTCAAATAGAAGTGTTCCTGTTGGTATCGATAGTGAAATAGATATTTGCACACTTACATTTACTATACCTATATACATTAGTCCACCTACTAAAGTACGCAAGATGGGCGTTATTACAAACATCATTACAAGTATGTTTGATGAAACTCTAGGTACTATTGAAGACGGCGTAAGTAAGCCTATATTAAATGCATATGATGATGTGCCGCGTCCTGGTGTTACTGAAGGTAAATTTGGAAGATCAGCACAATCATCTACAGCAGCAAATATGGCTAATGTTAATTATGCAACATGGGGTGCGTTTGTAAATGGAACAGAAGCTCAGTTGTTTTCAAATGGCATAGTTGGTAATAAGAACTGGAGAGAGATATTCGAAGTTCTTCCTGGAATGTATGCTGCTGATGTAAGTCGAATTTATTTTACAAATAGCGATAATGCTAAAACAGTTACAGGTACATTTACACTACATCCATTTGATGAAGGTAAAATAGCAATTAATTGGGATGCTGATAGTTTTCCAAGTGATACTGTAATAGATGCTAGAACTAGTATTGATTATATTATTGACCCAACTAACTATAATCCAACTGCTATCAAAACTAGTGGTGTTAGACTGTTACTATTAGATGATGTAGGTAGTGCTACTGCAACTCAATCTCCGGTAGCATGGCAAAATGCAGATGCTAGTGCGCTAGTTGCAAGTGCTAACGATATTATTGAATGGGACGGTGCTAAGTGGAATATTGTGTTCGATGCAAGTGCTGCAACTGAAATTACATACACTACCAACTTAAACACAAGCGTACAGTATAGATTTAATAACAACGAATGGTTGTTAAGTGTAGACGGTGATTATCCAGTTGGTACATGGAGAATTGAACTCGGCGGGTAAGTACATGTATGAACGAAATGATTACTTGCAGTGGAGCACTGTTTTACACACTAGATACAAATAGATTTTTATTCTTACATCGTGCCCAAGGCCGCCGGAATAACTTATGGGGATTAGTAGGCGGCACTAACGAAGGTGCTGAAACTCCATGGGAAGGTCTTAAACGAGAAATAGAAGAAGAAATTGGATTTATTCCAGAGATTAAGAAAACTCTTCCTTTAGAAAGTTTTATTTCCCCTGATAGTAGATTCTATTTCCACACATACCTTTGTGTTATTCAAGAAGAATTTGTTCCTAAGCTTAATACGGAACATGACGGGTATGCTTGGTGTAGCTTCACTAAATGGCCCAAGCCTTTACATCACGGGCTACGCAATACACTCCAAAGTAAAGTTAACTTAACTAAGTTAGAAACTGTTTTTAAAACAATTAATTTACTTGACAAATAACCTAAAAGATAGTATAATAACACTATGAAAGTACTAGTTCTTGGTGATGTAATAATCGACAAATATATCTATGGCACTTCAGAACGACTAAGTCCTGAGGCTCCTGTGCCTGTTGTCAAGTATCGGCGTGAAGTTGAATCACTTGGAGGTGCTGGACTTGTTTATGAAAACTTAAAAAGCCTAGGTGTAGATGTAACACTGTTTGAGACTGGGCAACCTAGTAGTATTAAAACTAGAGTAATTTGTGACGGACATTATATTACACGTATAGACAATGACATAAGTGCAGATGGTAAGGCGGTATTAGAAACTATAGAGTTACAAGACTTTTCAGAATACGAGTATGTTATATTAAGTGATTATAATAAAGGTGTACTAGACGAGTCGCTTGAAATTATCGAACACATTAACAAATTTAATTGTAAAATAATTGTAGATCCTAAAGAACATGCAAATCAGTATAAGGACGCATGGCTAGTAAAGCCCAACTACAAAGAGTTTGACGAGTTTGGATTTACGTTTTGGCAAAGTAATATTATTACAACTAAAGCCGGGGACAATGTTGTTGCTACAATAGATAATGTAGATTACAATATTCCAGTTGAATCTGTAGAAGTATCAGATGTTACAGGAGCAGGAGATTGTTTCTTGGCCGCATTTGTATACGGATTAACAAAGCAATACAATCATAAGAAGTGTTTAGAACTTGCCGTTAAAGGTTCTAGGGAAGCAGTTAAGCACGTAGGCACACACACGCTTACTATAAGCGATATAGAAGAACGCATAGTGTTTACTAACGGAGTCTTTGACATACTACACACAGGACATTTTGAGCTACTAGCTGAAGCAAAATCGCTTGGCGATAAACTAGTTGTAGGTATTAATAGTGACGCAAGTGTAAAGCGTCTTAAGGGTGAAGACCGGCCTATTAATGATGCTGTAAAGCGTATTAGACAATTAGAAATATTGCCTTGGGTTGATAGAGTTGTATTGTTTAGTGACGATACACCATACGAATTAATTAAAAAATTAAAGCCGCACGTTATTGTAAAGGGCGGTGATTACACAGTAGAACAAGTTGTAGGACACGATTTGGCCGAGGTGCATCTTGTGCCTACAGTTGAAGGATATTCAACAACACAGATTATAGAGGCAAGCAAATGAAAATATTAGTCACAGGAAACAACGGCTTTATTGGTAAAAATATTTCACATTACTTACAAAGTAAAGGTCACGAAGTAGAAGGATGGGAATGGCAACCTGGTGTACTTCCTAGTACAGAAGACTTTGACTGGTGTATACACACTGGTGCAATTAGTAGTACAACATACACTGATGTAGATCAAATACTAGAGCAAAACTTTGAGTTTACTGTTAGGCTTGCACAGATATGCGAAAACTTTGGTACTAATTTACAATACGCATCAAGTGCAAGTGTATACGGTCCTACTACGCATTTTACAGAAGATGGCAAGTTACTTCCAGTAAGTCCTTATGCATGGTCAAAGTATTTGTTTGACAGATTCTTAAATCAGTATCTTGAAGAGTTTCAAATTAAAATACAAGGCTTCCGTTACTTTAACGTATACGGGCCTGGGGAAGAAAATAAAGGCGATCAAGCAAGTCCTTATACTAAGTTTACTAAGCAAGCAAAAGAAGATGGTGTTATAACACTGTTTGAAGATAGCGAAAATTTTAAAAGAGACTTTGTTTGTGTCGAAGACATTTGTCGCGCACACGAACTTATGTTTGATTCGGAATCAACTGGAATATTCAATATTGGTACTGGCACAGCTACTAGTTTTGAAACAGTAGCAAACGCAATTGCTACAAAGCATAACGCTGCTATAAATTATATTCCAATACCTGAAAATATAAAGGCACAATACCAAAAGTATACTTGTGCAAACTTAACTAAACTTAACAATGCAATAGATATGCAATGGACATCAATAGAGGATTATATCAATGGAACCAACTAGATTACAAGGCGTTGTACAAAAAGGGTGGGGCTACGAATTAATTTGGGCTACTAATGACAAGTACTGCGGTAAAATTATGTTCTTTGAACAAGAAAACGCAATGTTTTCAATGCATTTTCATAAAGAAAAAGATGAAACATGGTTTGTAAATACTGGACGATTTAAAGTACAATGGATTGATACTACTAATGCTGCGTTATATGAAAAAGAATTAAAAGAAGGCGATGTTTGGCATAACCCACCTTTGCAACCGCATAGACTAGTTTGCTTACAAGCAGGCTCAAGTATCACTGAAGTTAGTACAGCAGACAGTGTTGAGGATAATTATCGCGTTGCGCCTGGAGACAGTCAAAGGTTATCTTCTGAACAGCCCCCAACTGTCTAACAGCGTATTAAGCTTGCGCTTCGCCCCACCTAATAATAATATTTGCATCAATAGCTGATCCAGAAACTTTATAAACATTAATAGCAAGTACATCAGGTCCATTTGGATATGTTCCTCTGCCACCTAATGGTGTATTAGTAAGCTCTTTAAGATCGTTAAGATCTAGTGTTGAACGCTCACCCGGTACAGCAATGAATGAGAAGATAGTCTCACCTGGTTGTGCAAACGGTGGTTGTACAAATTCAAGTGCTAGTGTACCTGAGTTAGCTTGTAATGTACCAGTGAATGCATTGTTAAACGTTACTTCGTAATAGGAAGTGCCGGCGTAGGACAGTAATGTAACAGAGTTAATTTGAGTGTTTGCTGGAACTGTTATGCCATTGTTGCCACCGGTAACAGTAGTACCAACTTTTCCAGCTGATGCGTCAAACGATGCTACAGTAAAGTATCCGTAGTTTCTGTTTGTGCCTTCAACATTAAAGGATATAGTATATGCATCTACCGTGCCACTTGACACGCCGTTTGCCCGTTTGCTTAGTCTAAAATACCCGTAGTTATCACTGTTGTCTATATAGCCGTCTTGAATAGTAGTGTTGCTTGGAATGCCTGAGCCAGTAATTGGTTTACCTAATACTAAGCCGATATCACGTTCTCCAAATACAGCCTCAAAATCATTAGCACTTATGTTAATGTATCGAGTATT